TGTGTATTAGTAGCCTTTCCTAAGTGGTAATTCTCAATTGCTAACTCCAGCTTTATTGCTAAATCTGGAGTCCTCAACATTTCTCTTGTTAGAGCAAGTTGTGCCTGTTTTCGGACAGACACTTCTTTCCCTAATAAGAAAAGTGGTGAGTTATTAAGAATATGCGAAAACCGAATCTCCCCGACATTAGGGAGAGAGCACTTAAACCTATTACTTCGGTATCGGTCTAAGTTCTTGCGGTACCATGGTATGCTGTTCCCGAGTAGGCCAGAGTCTTGCAAAGCTCTAAAATACTCTTTCCCAATGGTTTTGTACTGAATTAACGGTACTCTACCAAAGGAGGGAACAACACTTGCTTGACTTACTAATAACGGTAATTCTGTTATTTGCATTTCAGAATCACACGGTATATCAAGCACTGACTTGTAAGTGTTTCATCATAAGGTTACCAGCTGAAAGGCCGGGCCCAAGGATTCACAATTGCTTGATCCAATTAAGGATCAGGCCGAGTTAGTCAGTTTCGTAAGAAATTGAATAGCTCAACAAGTCAGCCCTTCCCAGAACTTTGGTCGGTTCTGGAGCAGGGGGTCTATAATGTCAACAATGTCCTTACTTAACCTTGATTGGAGTAAGCTGTTTATACAGTTAATCCAATCAAGTGTAACGCTGCCTTTTGAAAGTAATTTCAAAGGGACAGGTGTCCAATTGTCGCCATTAAGAGTTATCTTCTTAGCGAACTCGGCTCGACTTACCCCTTTCAAAGAGATTCAACTCTTCGGAATGGATATGTCAACCCCGAGCTTGGACAACAAACACTTATACCCATTAGAGAGTCGTTTGCCGACCAAGCAAACGTCATCTCCAAGGATTACATATTGGGGTTTCTTGATATGTAATTGGGAGGCGACACTTCTGATACAAAAGTGGTGAGCTAATGCGAATAGGGGTCAACATGCCTTTATTCCCATTGGAGCACCAGTGTTGAATCGGAAGTATCGCTGTGAGGTTGGTTCTAGTATTTGTGACGTAATAATATTACTTATTGCATCTACTAGATCCCTCGGAAGGAAATTCATGAGTACATTCCGAAGAATGAATCATGGAAATCTATCCGTAGCACTGGTTAAGTCAAAAGAAGCGACGTGTAAACCACGTTTCGTCCAACTCGTGAGAGTGGGAATTACACTTTCTTGGCGGAAAGTATAATCTTCTTTCATTTGTCTTAACTTAGAGAACAGGTATCGGCCTACTAAGTCCAAGGTAACTTGAACTCAGTAGCCTGATGAGGTCACTGTCCTGAGTTTCCCTGCGGAATCGGCCAGATGGATAAATCGGAAAAGTTCGAAAGGTCTCTTCGGATTCCTATTCGGTAAGTCTTTTCCTATATCCATAGGGTTTAGTTCAAGCAGGTTGGCTCTAGGGTATCCTCAAAAGGACCATATGACTTTAAGGTTCTCGGCAACGCTTCTGATTTTATAATCAGGATTGTCACTTAGTTCCTTAGCCTCATATTGTGCTGATAATATACTCGGGACCCCAAAAGGTCCTGATGAGGAAATCATGTCGCATTTAATATGACCGTGGACTACGTTATCCCTAAAGATAGCGAAGTCTGCGTCTGACACTACTTTCTGGGACCAGATGTGCATGAGGTAATCTCTTACACATTTATGGTCTCATCCAGTAGAGTCAGCATGATTAGTAATGGGGCTCATATCAGGAATGGTTACCTGAGTCAAGTTCCTTACTTGTCATGTTATATTAAGTGCAATCCATGTTTCTTCACAAGGTCCCTTAGAAATCACTTTCCATAGGGCCCCTGGTATTCCTCTCACTCCATGTGCAACCTTTACCCACGGTAAGTTAGATGGTCAGCTAAGATCATCTAGCTTATCGCCCATAAGGGACCTCTGTGCCAAACTATTCAATTCTTTTAATAACTTGAATTTCATAGGGGTGTTAAAACCTTTATGAGTTCAAATATGATCACAAAGAGACGCCAATCTCTTATGATCATTAGAGAATTTACCCTTAAACAAGGTAAGTATCTCGTTATTAAGAGAAAAGAATGGTTTGTCCATAGAGGTTATTGTATACTTGCTAGGAATATTAACTCCTTTCTGAAAATTCTTCATTGCATCTGGGTGTAAATCCAAATGTTCTGAAGGTCTCGGCAAAGAATTAATATTCAAAGCTTGTATATGGTATATATCATCTCCACGCACACTAAGTCTATATTTGGCTTGAGGGCCAACTATAATTTCAGTGCGCACAGGTGTAGCGGTTTGCGTTCCTTTAACACCGTGAGGTGGTAAAGTGCTAGCTAGGGACATTCCTCTAATAACCTCAGGATTTTGAGAAACTCAAGATTTTGAAGTCATT